TAGAGATCATCAGCGACGGCAACACGGGTACGCTCGGCAACATCCAACAGAACGAAGACTTCGTGAACTTTGCGTCTCCTGGCGGGTTCGACTGGGTGGTGTCGTCGAAGGACATGATCTACGCCACGTACCTGATCGGAGGTGGTCTGAAACTGAAGGCCGGAACCGCAGACAAGGTTCGAGTCACGGTGCGCGACGACATCGACGCGGCAGGTGTGTACCTCCAGTGCTTCGTCAAGGGCAACCTGCTAGGAGTGTGAGCCATGCCGACTAGAGTAGATGGAACGGTCAACGTAGTCGCCATTCTTGAGCCGGGGCTCGTGAAGGACGACGGGGGCCTGTCCATCGCTATCCTTCGGTTCAACTACGAACTGGACGGGGTTCGCCAGACGTTTGCTGGGGCCATCGGGCAAGGCATCACGGACGACTCGTGGAACTGGGTCTACCTGGACTACGACGGTTCGCTGAACATCAACACCACGGGCTTCCCGACGACCACGCACATCCGGCTGGCCAAGGTCCGAGCGGACAACGGGGCCATCGTCTCGATCAACGACGAGCGTGTGCTTCTGGCCGCTGGCATCGACAAGACGATCCACGAGGACACTGCCGAGGGTCAAGACAGCACAAGCTCAACAGACTGGCAGCAGAAGCTTCGTCTGTCGTTGACGGGAATCCCTGATGGGAAGTACATCGCCCAGTGGTACTGCGAGCTTCGACATTCCAACAACACGGCGACAGAGCGAGCAGAGATGCGGGTCGAAGTCAACGATATGACGGAAATCGGCTACAGCATCTGGCCGTACAATCTCTTCGAGGACAGCGGTGGGTTTGCTGTGACGGACCTCTCGGCTGGTGACTACACCATCGACCTCGACTTCCGTCAGCAAAACGGTGGAACGGCCTACATCCGCAGGGCACGGCTCCTGTTCTGGAGGATCGCATGAGCGCGACCAAGTACACCTATTCGATCAACGACGACTTCCCCAACCAGGCTCTGTTCGAGGACCGACTGGCGCAGGAGATCGTGGCCAGTGCGATCACCATCGCCTTCGACTACATCAGCACGTCCGGAGACGTGTGCGACATCTGGTTCAAGGACGAGCTGCCTTCGGCAGACCAGACAGTGCTGGATGGCCTGGTCGCGGCGCACTCCGGAGCGGTTCTCCCGGAGCAGGCGCTCCAGGTCACCACTAGCAAGAAGGCGTCCGATGGGAGCCCCCTCTTCGTCACGCGCAAGCCCGACGCCCCAAAGCTCACGCTGATCACTCCCAACTGGTGTGACCCCACAACGTGGTACCAGGCTTCAGTCTATGTCGAGGACGAGGTGGCCACGGACAGCGGCGACCACACGACCTACAACCTCCAGCATCAGAACGTCATCGACACCTACCATGGCAAGATCACCTTCGAGGACTCGCTCAAGGACTCGGAGGGACGAAGCTACCGGGTGGCCGTGAAGGTCGATGACGTGGAGAAGACCGAGCAGGACCCGCATCTCGGCTCTGGCGGGGATTTCACGGTGGACTACGCCGCTGGCACGGTGACCTTTGGCTCGGCCCTGGCAGGGACGGAGGTGGTGAAAGTCACGCACCACTACGCCGACGGCAGCACGTTCATCGTGGCGCCGACGGCCGGGAAGATGCTCCTGGTCGAGAAGGTCGAGGTCCAGTTCTCAGGCGACATCGAGATGAACGACACGGTGGTCTTTCAAGCCTACGGGCTGGTGGACGTGTTCGCTCCGCAGCTGATACCGGGCGTGCCAAGCGGGACCAAGATCCCGCTTGGAGATCCCTTGAAGTACAAGACGCTACCCGACCTGCTCAACGACTCGAATCACGCCTACCCAGCCTACCCGGCGGTGGGCGGCTCGAACTGGAGGGCACTGAAGCAGGCGGCGTACGTCTTCTCGTGGGCCTACGATGTCGGAACTACCATACTCATCGCCAGCTACGGTATGGAGATCCACATCAGCCTAGAACACGACGTACCGAACTCTGGGGCGTTCGCCACGGCTGCGCTATACTGCACTAGCGAGGATGAGGTCCTTTCGTGAGCCCGATCTTCGACTGGTGGATTCTACCGCACATCGCGTTGCCTATTTGGCTCGCGTCGACTATTCATGCCAAGTGGGAGCCGAAGTGGTGGGTACATCTGGTCATGTGGCTGGGCTACTCCTACGCTTGGGAAGTCCCCGAGCACTTCTTGCAGAGGGCGTATCCTGAGACATGGGTCGTTATCGAGCATCCGATCAATGCTTGGGTCGTAGATCCTGTCTCTAATGGTATCGGTTGGTTGATCGGTGCTTTAATAGGGCGATGGTCAAAGGCTAGGAAGTGAAGAAAGCTTGTGGTCATCCATCTGTGCTGACACAGGTGAGCGTTAGTAGAGGACAAGAAGCTGTGATCCCTAATATAACGATCGGTTTCTCTACTACACGTAAGCTGCTGTCTCGTATAATCCGTTGGCTCACGAGATCCTCATGCAGTCATGCTTGGGTATCTTTCTACGATTATACGCTCGATGCAAGGATGGTGATGCAGGCTGAGTGGTGGGGTTACGAAGTTCGTCCTTGGGCTAGGTGGCAGAAAGAAAATATTATTGTCGCTGAATTTGAGCCGGTCGGCTGCGATCTTCTGGATGCAATTCGTAAGATTGCAGTTGAGTTAGGTACAAAGTACGACTATCGAAGTGCTTTCTGGCTCGGAGTCACTAGTTGGGTAAGACGTTGGTTAAAATCTAGGTTAAGTCTGAGAGTTTCACGTACACCTCATCAGTTAATGTGCTCAGAAGCAGTAGTCAGGTTACTAAACTATGGGGAGTATAAGGTAGTTCAAGGAGTAGACCCCGAGCTTGTATCTCCCGAGGATCTTCTCAAACTGGTCCGTTCTTCTGATGAGTTTGTTTGGGGCAGGCGATAATCGTCCGACCTAAGAAGATTATCACATGGCTGACGCTAGCAAAACACTCACAACGAGGTTTAGTGCCTCAAAGACGTTGGTGGTTAACGTGAGCACTCTTTATGACATGAGGGCCGATGCATTGGAATATGCAGGGTATCGGCCGATCCATGCAGGCGACGACTACGACCACGACTTCGTTGCGCAAATGCAATCCGGCAGCCCATACAACCTGACCAAAGTTTGGTTTACTGTCAAACACGATACAAAGGACAACGACGCTAACGCTAAGTTGCAATACGACTCCGACACACCAGCCGATCTTGAAATAACCGACGGACCAAACGGGGAGTTTACACTACACCTTCAAGCAGCCGACACCGAAGATCTCGAAGGACCTTGGTTTTACGACATACAAGTGCTGTCGTCGGGCGAGATAGTTACAGTGGCGAGAGGTATCATCGAGTTTCTGCCTAATGTAACCCGAGCACTGTCGTAGGAGATGAAGTTGTCCCCAGAAGACGAAAAAACAGCACTGAAGTTGTTCGAATATATCCGCGATGATGTTAAGGGGACTAGGCAGCAGGTGGCAGGTCTTGACAAGAAGGTAGATGAGGTCAAGGACTGTGTTCATAAGCTGGAGACCAAGACAGTAACCAAGCAAGAATGTGCTGCTCACCACACCAAAGTAGAGGGTAGGATCAGCACACTTACTGCAGAGGTTGCCAAAAAACAGACTAGGGACGCTGTTCCAGCTGTTGGCACGTCTGGTCAGTACCGCACACCTTCGCAATGGGGGATACCAGTAGCCGAAGGCGAAACGACTAAACATAGCAAGTCTTGGTTTTACAAAGCTAAGGACAACTTAGCACTGATTATTACTCTTTTTACCTTCTTGGGGTTGATGGGTACTGCGTTCTATTATGCAGCCCATACGATGGTCAAGGTGGAGAGGGCAGTCAAGAGCGACAACGACAAACAACTAAAAGAGCTGAAGAAGAAGCTCCAACAGATAAATAACACAAGAGAAATCAAACATACGTACCAATACCAGACCCCCGATGCCGCAGTAAAAAAGAGGCGCAGACGAGGCAGGCGATGAGCACGTTCACAAGAATTCGAGTAACAGACGCCCACAAAGTCACCGAGTTGGCATCCAACCATGCCATCGAGCACAAGGTGTTGCCATTTTCTGGCCCTTACGACGACTGGGTGACTTTTCGTTTCACGACACCGAACGGCAAAGTAGCGTTTGACCGGATCTGTGCCGAGAACAACATTACCACCCAAGATGCCATCGTTGTTACTCGTATGCTGGATGCAATGGTGGAAGACGATGAGTGTGCGGCCGAAGTGCTCGAGAGAGCAACCATAACGCCAGGCATGGCTAATATCTTTGGCAGAGGAAACGTTAAGTATCGCTGTCAAAGCTGTGGTTTGGCCATCCCGAAGTACCGAGGAGCGTATCCTCGTTCGTGCCCGAGCTGTGGCGGTGAGCTGAAGTGAGCAAGTTGGTTGAAGCTGTGTTGAACGGCGCTGACCCATCGGTTGTACTAGACGAAGCACAAACCGGTGTTCCATATGCGGAAGGCACCAGGATCAGAACGTTCTTTGACAGCCATGGTGAGCTTAGGTTTTGCACCCAAGACGATGTGCTTATCGACCACAATAGTAGCGAGCAGATGAAATGGCTGCGGGAGGTGGCCAACCAGCTGAGCGCAGACAGCCATCTTCTTGACATGTTCTATATGTTCATTGGCAATCTAGATGAGCTGTGCGATAGAGTGTATTCCGGTGAATGACCTTAAGGAAATGGTCAGGAAGGCTCTAGCCAGTAAGGTTGGCCAAGCCAGAGCTGGAAACCTTCAATTGCTGAGGCGTGGGGGCGGGTCTTATTTGGTTTCGGTGCTGGATGTGGATGGGCAGGCGATGCCGTTGGAAGATGGAGGCTTGGCGTTCGAGGTCGTGGAAAACCCAACTAATGACTCTTTGCTTGCCGCTTGCCAAAGACTCAGAAACAAAACGAAGCGAGTCACGTACAACAAGGAAACCGACACAATATCTGTGGTCATTTGCCCTGGTGAACCGGGGGTGGTTGAAGAACAATTCGAGGGCATGCTGATTTATAGGGAACCAGATCATAAATACGTCGTCGGCTTGACTCTGTTGAACGTCTCCGACATACTGAGGTGACGGAATGGAAGAGCTTATCGAAGCAGTGGTGAACGGTAAGGACGTGGGCGAGGTACTGGATGAATATATGAAGGGTACCATCCGGAGGCCACGACGTCGCCGCTTCGCTCGCAAAGGCAAACGATTCGACCCGTACACCGGCAAGCGCAAAGACCCCAGGAAAATGCGCAAGGCGCGTCGTGTAGCCCGGAAATTCCGGGCAAAGAGAAAGGTGGCTGCGCGCAAGCTCGCTCGCTCTGGTGTTGGTAAGGCTGGGGCTAGGCGACGAGGGAAGCTCATATCGCGTCTGCATAGACAGGGTAGAATCAGAAGTAGCCGATAGATAAATGCCACGCAACCTTAAGCCAGTTGACCCGACGAAGGCGGTGCGAATAGAAGCACATGAGCTTCCGAAGCACCTTGAGCCTGAGGAGGGTGACTATGAGCTTAAGTGGGGCGATAAGCCGAAGAAACCTGAATACCACGACGTCATTACGCTCACCAAGCGACTGAAGGAAATAATGCCGACACGCGTCGACGATATCCTGATGAAGCTACAGAATTTTCGCAAGGTGTATCTTAACCTTGCAACCGGGGAGATCTTCTAATGTTTTTGGCCGCAGGCAGTTATGGTAAGGGTACTCTTCAGGAGACTCAACCCTTCGAGTACAAGATCGTTGAAGCGCGTGGCACGTCCAAGAGAAAAGGCGTGTTGATGTCGCTCGAAGGCACGTTTCAACGAGCTGACACCAAGAACGCCAACGGGCGCGTCTACCCTAGTACGCTTTGGGATAAGGTGCTCTCCAACGAGGAGATCACTGAACGCATCAATAAGCGTCGGATGCTTGGCGAGTTGGACCATCCGGCCAGCGGTGCTACATCTCTGTCGCGGGTGTCGCACGTCATTACCCACCATAACAAGCTTGCCGATGGTCGTATCTTCGGCAAGATGGACATACTAGACACACCGCACGGCCAGATCGCTGCAACGTTGTTTGAGGCTGGATGCCAGATTGGTATTTCGTCTCGTGGCGATGGGTCGGTGGAAAACGTAAACGGTACAGACGAAGTGCAAGGCGACTATCGGCTCGAGACATATGATCTCGTTCTCAAGCCGTCGACGCCAGGTGCTTTTCCACAGATGGTCGAGTCAGAAGAAGACCAGAAGAAAAACCAAGAGCTAATCGCGTCAGCAGTTGAAGGGCTTGTCAATGGCACATCCGATGTGGAAGTGCTGCTCGAATGTCACAAAATAATCAGTGTCCTGGAAGGCTGCGATGCGCGTTGCGAGGGCGTGCTTGGTTCGATCAAGCAGAAGCTTGGTAAGACTAAGGACGTGGAACACAAACCCCCAGAATCGGAGGTAACGGAAATGACGACTCAGCCCGTTCCGACCCCGACCGACGCGCCTCCTGGGTTCAACCTTTCTCCGGAGATGAAGGACTTTCTCCAGGAGTGGGTGAACAAAGGCGTCGCCGAGGCCATGGCCGCGAAGCAAGCGGAGATTGCGAAGCTCAACGAGCGAATCGCCAATCTGACTGAGCAGAACGAGGACACCGCCAGCAAGCTGAGCGCGGCCGAGCAGCTGATCGACGAGTTCAGCCGCAAGGTCAAGGAGCTTGGCAACAACCAACAAACCGACGAGGAGTTGACGAAGAGGTACGACGCAGCTGTCAAGCTGCTCGACGAGGCCGTCTCTCGCCTACAGGAGATGGGAGATCTGAAGCGTCGCTACGAGGCCGCAGAGCAACTGCTGGCCGCATCGCTGCGCCGTCATCAGGACGATGCGATGGCCGATGCGATGGCCGACATGTTCGAGGAGGCCGGGATCGAGGACGAGGAGGAGCTGAAGCACTACAGCGAGCTTCTCGGCATGTGCGAGACCATCGAGGAGATGAAGGTCAAGTTCGAGAGCATCCAGTCTCTGCGGGAGTCGCGCGAGGACGATGATCATGTCGTTCGCGAGCCTCTGCCGCCAACCCAGAATCGTCAACTTCAAGAGCAGCAGTACACCCCCCAGCCCGCGCAGCCGAAGGACTTCATCACCACTCGGCTGATCTCGCGGATGTGCGGTTAAGGAGGAAGCCATGATCATCGGACTCAACGAGACTGACATCCAGTCCGAAGCCAACAAGATGATGAGCGTTGGCCACCAGCTGGCCGAGAACGCTTCGCGCGTGCTCTACGAGCACAAGACCGAGGGTCGCAAGCTCACGATGGGTGAGCTGTTGGAGGGCATCGAGGATCCATCGCTTCGTGCCCAGACCGCAATCATGATGGAGAACACGCGTCGCTTCATCGACTCGCTCGACGAGACCACCAAGCTGGTCAATGTCGGCGACTTCGAGAAGTATGCATTCCCCATGGTGCGTGCGATCTTCCCCAACCTCGTCGCCCACAATCTTGCGTCGGTTCAGCCGATGCTGGGCCCTGTCTCTCTGGTGTTCTACATGAAGTTCCTGTACGGGAGCACCAAGGGGTCGGTCACCGCAGGCCAGGACATCATCGAGAACCCCAACCAGCACTACGCCTCCGACTTCATCGACGAGGAGAACGTGGGCACTGGTGACGGTTCGGCCACGCAGTTCACCGGCACGCTGTCTTATCTGCCTGTCAAGGCCGGGTCTGTCAAGTTCACCGGCGACGTAGGCGGCACGCTGCTCGAGGTCACCGACGATGGCAACGGAAATCTGACCGGCGATATTGGTGTCGGTACCAACACGATTAACTACAACACCGGCGCGTTCGATTTCGATTTCTCGGCAGCGATCGACAATGGCGACCCCGTCAATGTCGAGTACCGCTACGACGCCGAGGGCAACGACACCGTACCAGACATCGATCTGGCGCTGACATCGTCGCCCGTGACGGCGAAGACCCGCAAGCTGCGCACTAGGTGGAGCCTCGAGGCTGCTCAGGACCTGCGCAACCTGCATGGTCTGGAGGCCGAGATCGAGCAGGTCGCGGCAGTGTCCAACGAGCTGAAGTTCGAGATCGATCGCGAGATCATCGATAGCATGGTGGCGATCGCCAGCAACACCGGTACGCCGTTCGACAAGACGCCTGTGACCGGCATCAGCTTCACCGAGCACAAGCTGTCGTTCGTCGACACGCTGATCGCAGATAGCAATGCGATCTTCAGCGCCACCCAGCGTGCAACCGGCACCTGGGTCATCGGTGGCATGCAGGTGTTGAACCTGATCGAGTCGCTGCCCGGCTTCGTGCCGTCGCCGCGTCCTCGTGGCACCCGCGCCGTCTACAAGGCAGGCGTGCTCAACGGTACCTGGGACGTCTGGAAGGACCCCAACTTCAGCGCGAACAACTACACCATGGGGTATCAGGGCGATGCCATGTGGGAGGTTGGTTACATCTTCGCGCCGTACATCCTCGCTTTCACCACTGCAACAATCATGCTCGACGACTTCATCGGTCGTAAGGGCATGGCCAGCCGTTACGGCAAGAAGGCTGTCGACGGTCGGTTCTACCTCAACAACAACATCTTCGCGACGTAAGCATTAAGTCGCGTAGTGCCAGTAGTCGACACTCTCCTTTGCCTCGGGTGGCAATGGGGCCACCCGAGGCACTCCCAGCTGGTGAGCAGGGTAAATGTCAAGCGCACTTTCGTTAGAGACGATTAGGAACTACGTCAGGCTTTCACTAGGCCATCCGGTTGTAGATGTCGAGCTGACAGACGAGCAGATCGACGCAATGGCCAATCAGGCTCTTGGTATTTACGGTACTCACAAGCCTATCGAGAAGTTTGCCACCACCTCCGTCATCCCACCAGGTCAGAAATATAGCCTTGATGCTGGCAGTTATGGTAGAGGTGTCATTGAGGTTTGGGTGCCTGACCTATTGAGATCGCCCATCTCTTTGGACCAGTTCGACGTCTTCAAGTACCACACCCGATTGCCCAATCTCGACCCTGGCGACTATTATGCCGAACGCGTGTGGTGGAAAGAGGTTCGTAGGTCGGTCGGGTCCGACGAGGACTGGATTATAGAAGAAAACCACGACGGTACGGCCGAAATTTACATTTCGCCTATTCCATCTGAGTCGTATGTGCTCGGTTTTATTTTTGTCTCTGACCCTACGTTCGGCGAAGTGCCGCCAACGGATGACGATTGGGTATTTGACTATTCGTTGGCAATGTGTATGGAGGTTTTAGGGCGGATCCGTAGCAAGTTCACTGCTTTGCAAGGAGCAGAGACCTCTCTCGACATGGACGGGGAAACACTGCGTAGTGAGGGTGCAGAGAAAAGGCGAGAGATGGAGGAATACCTAACTGGTCGTGGTCAGGTTATCGCTCCAATAAGGGGCTAAGTTCGATGCAAAAAAGCTGTTGATCATCGCCAAAGACCCGTGGCTGTAATAAGGGGATAAGATGGGTTCCGAGAGCGCAGGTAGGCCAGTATTCACGTTCGGGTCGGAGCGTGATTCGCTATTCCTGCGCAAGCGAGACGCAGAGCAACACAAGCTTATCTACAGGCCTAAGCGTTGGCTCGTTCTGAACCAAGACACCTCTTTGCTTAACCAATACGGCGAACCAGGTGATGTCGCCACGGGAACAAACGGGATAACTAGCGTATCCGCCACTCGCCAGTTTACCGATCCTGGGGCGACATTTATCACAGACGGAGTCAAGGCAGGCGACTTGATAGAGATATATTCCACCGCTTGTGACTCTGATGAGGATAATGGCGTTTACGTGATCGAGTCGGTCGATAGCGAGACGCAGGTAACGATCAACCAAGACTGGCCCGAGGGGGAAAATACGCCGCTTGGCTATCGTATCGAGTCGCTCACCGAGAAATATACCGAGTTCGAGAGACCGCTTCCGTTTTTGGCCAGACTCAATCCAACGGAGCAAGAACTTCAACGTTGGGGTTTGCAGGAGAAACGAGACTGCTTGGTGGTGATCAGCATCGAGCTGTGGAACCAAATGGGCATGTACGACCCCAAGATTGGTGACCGATTCATTTATCCGTACGATGTTCGGTTCGGCATTCGCAACATCCACTACGAAATTAGCGAGTTGTGGCCGGGTGATCAGATAGGCGATAGCATGATCGCTATTCATTGGTTGGGTGCGGCGAAGCGAACAACGAACAAGCTACCCGCAAGTTTGGATGACTGCAGTTAGTGGCGACACGAACACGAAGAAAGGCTAAGGCTAACTCGAGTAGGCGCAAGAAGGCCTATGTTAAATTCATATCGGTCTTTGTTGAAGAAATAGAAATGCGGGCGACCAAAGCCAACTTGGAGATAGCCGAGCAAATAGCAGAGGAAGCAAAGGATATCATCGAGTCGCAGCGCTATCGTTGGAAGCCTCTTTCTGCCGAATACTTGGCGCGCAAGATCGAAATGGGCTATGACGAGAGGATCTATATACGAACCAGCGAGTTTTTGGAGAAGATAGACTTTGGCATAAAAGACGGCAAAGTGTGGGTCGGGTTTCCGGAAGATGCGATGCATACTGGAGAGATGGCTAGAGCAGATGAGCCAGACAAGAAACCGATTCCGCTTTGGCTGTTGGCTCGCTTCCTTGAATATGGGACAAAGACGATACCGCCACGGCAGCTTTGGCGACCTCTGATATCCAAATACATACGAAACAAGAAGAAGTTCGCCAAGCAGTATCGTGAACAGCTGAAGAAGGCAGTAGAGAGAAGAACCTAAAATGGCCGGGCCAGTCCTAGATCAGTTGGCGATGTACGACCAAGCGATGACGACTTGGGTAAACGATACGCTTATACCTGAGTTGCCTGGCCGCGAAGTGCAGTTGCTCATCTCTACGCCGATGCGTCGCTATGCTGACGTCCTAAGCGGCAAGCTATGCGGCAACGAAACACTTAAGACTCCGCGCATCGTGGTCACTAGAATGGACCATTCCAATGACCCGGAGCGATACAACCCTTACACGATCCGCAGATTGGGGAAGTGCGGATCGACAAACTCGAGGTTTCGTTCGGCAAAGTTCCCAGCACCGATCATTGTACCGTACCAGCTAGATATTTGGACGCGCAAGGTCTCGGAGATGAATAAAGTCGAGCAGCGAATACTGTTTGACTTTAGGCCGCAGTACATCTATCTGCAGATACGGCCAGACGATGTTTGGCAAGATAAAAAATACGCCACATTTCTCGATGGTCCGGTTGCCGACAACTCTGAGCTTGAGCCTGGAGACGAACGACGAGCGATCCGGCGAACCGTGACGTTGCGTTGCGAATGCTGGTTGTTCGATCAGGTCTATGTTCCGGTTCCTGTGGTAAAGTCGTTCGAGATCCAGGTACTCGATGCTGACGACTTGTCACTTTACGATACCTACTATACGCCACCTATCGAGCAGCTCGATACAGGCGACGGAAGTCAAACGGCGTTTGGCCCATTCACGCTAGATAGACCGGAGATTGTTGAATATACGGTGGTAGTCCGTACAGTGATTGGCGGGTCAATAGTCACCGCACAAGACGATGGCGGAGGTAACTTGCTAGGCGACAGCGTTTCCTCTGGTTCAGTCAACTATACCTCGGGCGAGTTGTCCGTTACCTGGGACACAGCGCCAGATGTTGGCGAAGACATATCCGTGACCTATTTCCACGACGTGGAGTGAGGAATTCAATGAAGAAAAAAGTAACCAACACGCACAAAGAACCGATCGTGTTGTCGCTGTTGCGACCACGGGGGCGTTGCAAGCACCCGCAACGGGCAAACGAAAATCTGAATGTTGGCGCGTCTCGCGTCGTGGATGAGTCCGAGATCAGTCCGGAGATGGAAAAGCTGTGGAAGCGGAAGAAGCTCAAGATCGAGGATGTCGCCGAGGACGTTGCGCCGACAAAGGCTGCCGAGGCTAAGCCGGCACCCAAGAAAAAAGAGGCTCCTCCGTCGGAGGAGAAGAGCATAGAGGAATTGGAAAAGGAGCTACTCGAGGTGAGTAGCGAAGACAAGCCGCTCGACGACTGAGCTTTCCGCAGGAGGAACGAACTATGTCATTCGTTAGCGCGGGCGCTTACGCTAGAGAAGTTGACCTGAGTCTCTACGCGGAAACGCTCACCAACACCATCTTCGCCATGGCGCACACCTTTAACAAGGGGCCTATTGGCGAAGCCACTCTGGTCAATAACGAGTCGCGACTGATCGAGCTGTTCGGCGAACCGATCGATCCGAGCGTCAGTGCGTCAGCGTGCCAAGGCTGGTTTGCTGCGCGTCAGTACCTAAAACGAGGAAACCAGCTACGCATCACTCGTGTCGAGTCGGCCGCAACGCCGGCTACCTACGCGGCGATGTCGGCGCATGGCGTGAGCGACGACAGCATCAGCGCGGGGACCAACGGTGCCACATCCGCTGCTGCGACACGAACGCTGACCTCGTCCGGAGCCACATTCGATACGGATGGGGTCAAGGTTGGCAACGTGCTGGAGATCGCCGAGGGCGGTGCCGATGACGGGTTCTACATCATCGTCGACGTTACTGCCACCGTGCTCACCGTCGACCGTGATTGGCCCACAGGCAGTTTGTCCAATCAGGATTTTACTGTCTGGTCTGCGAAGAAGGAAGCAGGCATCAATGGGGTCACGTCGGCGACGTCGCTGCGCACGTTCACCTCGGCTGGTGCGACCTTTCAGACCAATGGTGTGGCGGCTGGTGATGTGCTATATGTCAACGATAGTGGCACGCTCACCGACAACGGCTACTACACGATCGAGACGGTCGACAGCGAAACACAGGTCACCGTGGATCGAGACTGGCCAGCTGGCAGCAACACCAGCTTGGACTATACCATCTACGGCACCAACTCGCACAGTGCGACGCAGCTGGAGGCGCAAGCCGACGGTGCCACGTCTGTTCCGGCAACGCGTCAGTTTACCTCAGCACTAGCGACCTTCTCGACCAACGGCGTTCGGGCTGGCGATTCGTTGGTGATCGCTGGAACGGCCGGTGATGAGGGTATCTATACCATCGCATCGGTCGACAGCGAAACGCAGGTAACGGTCAGCGAGGACTGGCCTGCTGGTAGCCTCGGAACGATCACTTACGAGGTCTGGACGCTCAACCGCAAGGGCGACACCAGTACCGATGGCGAGTTCGTCGACACTGGCGCAGACTTCCAGGAGCAAGGCGTCAAGGCAGGCGATGTGCTCTACATCAACGATGCTGTGTCAACTGGCGACAATGGCTACTATCTCATCACCGGGCTGAAGAGCGGTTCGGAAGATACGACGCTGGAGGTCAACGTTTCGGCGTGGACCACCGGATCGCTTACCGACCTCAGCTACGAGATCATCTCCGGTTCGGTGACCTTCCAAGCGGCGACCAAGGGTACTTGGGCAACAGGTCTGCAGCTGCTCACCACCCGCAACGCTGGCGACAAAGACCTGTTCGACCTCGCTACGAGAGACTCGGATGGTGTTCTGCAGCTCGAGAAGCTCTTTGCCATGGATCGCTCCACCGTCGTGGCTGACACCGCAGCAAACAGCAGTCTGTGGACGGCGACGTTGGTTACCGGCCGTGGCGAGGTGGTGCCAGGCAAGACCACTATCGTCTCTGGTGGTGATGATGGCTATACCGGAATCGTGGATGGCGATTACATTGGTAGCGTGGCGACTGGTACCGGTCTCAAGTCGTTTCGTAATTCCGAGTCAATCGACATCAACCTCGTGGCAGTGCCAGGTAACACCTCCCAAAACGTGCAGGACGAGCTGATTGACCTGTGCGACTACCGTGGCGACTGTTTTGCCATCTTGGACATTCCGGACGATCCCACGGTCGACAGCGTGCAAGATGCGCTAGATTTTTCCAACGGGTTGTTGGGCAGGACTACTGCGATGAACAGCAACCGCGCTGCTGTTTACTGGGCATGGCAGAAGGTCTATGACGAATTCCATGACGTGGATGTCTGGACTGCGCCGTCTGGCCATATGGCTGCGGTTTACGCCTACAACGACAATCAGCAAGGCGCGTGGTATGCACCGGCCGGCATGAAGCGAGGCAAGGTTATCGGTTCGACCGAGGCTAGGTTCTCGCCGGATCAAGACGAGCGAGACAGTCTGCAGAGTTCGGGTCAGGTGATCAACCCGCTCGTCAACTTCACTGGCGAAGGCATCTTTGCCTATGGTCAGAAGACCACCACACGCGTTTCCTCCGCGCTCGATCGCGTCAACGTTCGGCGCATGTTGCTGTACGTGGAGAAGGTCATCGCCACGGCCGCACGCGTGTTGGTGTTCGATCCCAACGACGAGGTACTCGATCGCGAGTTCGCCCAGCTTGCGGAGCCAGTTCTACGCGATGTCATGAGCAAGCGTGGCATCCGCGAGTGGCGTATCATCTCGGCCACGACCGATACCGATCGCGACAACAACAAGGCAGTGTTCCAACTCTTCATCAAGCCGACCAAGGCTGCGGAGATCATCGAAATTCAGTTCATCTTGACTCCGCAAGGTGCCGATTTCCAGGAGCTGGCTGCGTAGTCAACAGTCCCGTTAACCGAATCGTCAAAGGAGAAGTAAATTGGCTCTAACTAACCCACAAGCTGCGGATCACATTGCGGCGGAGGCCGGGACGTTTGAACCGCAGCGTCAGAACAACTTTAAGTTGGAGATCCCGCTTCCGGGAACCGACAAGGACTACATCTCTATGGCTCTGCATGGGTTTACTCTTCCGCAGCAGACCAACGAGGTGGTCGAGGTCGAGTTTCAGAACGAGACGCGCAAGGTGGCCGGCAAGGCAACTGTCGAAGAGGGTACGATGATCCTCAAGGACTTTGTCGACGTCGACACGTTGGGTGCTGTGCTGCGGTGGCGTAAGCAGGTTTACGACCCGCAGACCGGCAACATCGGCCGAGCCAGCGACTACAAAAAGACCGGGTATGTCATCCTCACCGGTCCGGATGGCGAAGACGAGCGAGTCGCAAAGCTCATCGGTGTTTGGCCATCTGCTGATCCGTCTTTCGACATGAACATGGAGGGCAGCGACAAGATCCTGTTGGAGGTGCCCATCCAGATCGACAAGAACGACTGGTCAGGTAGTATCGTTGGCGCCTAGTCAATAGAACCCCTCCCCGTCGTCGACGCTAAGCTAATCCACGTGAACAGGCTTGGTTTCTCCTCGGCGACGGGGAGTGGTTGTTGTTCATTCGTCAAACAAGCTGTCAAAGGAGAAGTCAATGGGTAAAGAATATGGCGGCGAGCTTATGCTTGCGTCTAAGGGGCACTTTTACGAAGCTGGTGATTGGGACGGTGTGCTGCATGTCGAGCCTTGGAGTACCAAGGAAGAGCAGCTACTGATCAGCCCAAACATCAACTTCAACGAGACACTTTCTCGTCTAATTTCCCGCCTGACTGACTGCCCTATCCCTCCTGAAAAACTGCTAATCATCGACAGGTACATGGCGTTCATCTTTATGCGCTGCCTGTCGTATGGTGCGGACTATTCGTTCGACTTTCGTTGCGAAGACTGCGAAGACCGAGTCGCGCACCATATGAACCTAGAGAAAGACCTCAACGTTGTGTACGTGGATAACGAGGACTTTCTCGAGTCTCTTGGTTTGGCTAGCGTGGACGAACTCCGAGAGCCATTCGACCTAACTTTGCCAATCCAAGGCATTACGCTCGGTTGGAGGCTTCTGCGCGGCAGCGACGAACGGTCTGTGGACAAGTACATTCGCCGCATGGCCAAAGGCATGGGGAAGCAGGCAAAGGGTGGGCGTGGTGATTATATCTATCGTGCGGCGCTGCGTATCGAGACGGTTGACGGCGAAGAGGTCGACATTCGCCAAGCCATCGAGACGGTAGAGTCGTTGAAGGGCAAAGACTCGTTGGCCTTTCGTCAGGCGATAGAGGCCATGTCGTTTGGTATCGACCCAGAGATAGACGTCAATTGCGAAAATTGCGGGTACCTGAACGAGGTACTGATGCCGATGGACAAACAGTTTTTTCGTCCTAAGCGGCGAGTTGCCTAGCGTGGAAGACCAGGCTAAGCAGATTCACGATCTTGTTTGCTGGGGTGGCTATTCATACAGCGATGTGATGTCAATGCCACCCTTTCTGCGACAGTTTCTTCTCACCTGTACAAGTAAATCGACTAAGACTAAATACAAATTCGAGGCTGACATCCACGGAGCAAAGCTGGAGGGCTAATGCCTCCCGACAAAGACTCACCTTTTTACAACGAAGCATACCTCGATATCGATCAGCTCAAGGGTGCCTTGAGCAAGAGCGAGAAGATGTATCTTGGTCTTGAGAAGTCTATCGACAAGACCACAGATGCGATCGAGAGTCAGGAAAGCATAGCACTTCGTGCGGCCAAAAAGGGTGTGGAGTGGCTTCGCAAGATGTTTCGCGGCAGGTCGCAGGCCCAGAAGCAAGCAGACAAAATGGGCCGAGACGAGCGTGGACGATTCCTAAAAAAGAAGAGAAGCTGGCGCGAGGAGCGGAGGGAATATCTAAAGCAGC